CGTCAAAAGATAGAAGAAAAATTAAAAAAGAAAAAACTTTCAGATAAAGAATTTGAAGAGAAAGTTAACGATGCATTGAATAAACTTCAATCTGTAAATACTAAAATTATTAAACTTGATTGGAGTGAAGAATTGGCGTTGGCTAATATAGACGCTCTTAAAGAAGAACTTGTTAACATGGTAAGAAAAAAAAGAGAATCGGGAAAAGATTCTTTTGAACTTACTCCAGAAAAAGCAAACAAGTTAAACGATGACCGTGCCTTAAGGCGTAGGGCACAACATAGTATAATCCATAAACTATGTTTAGAAAATTCCGTCTGATTAATTGGGAAAGTCCAGAAGTGGATAACCCACAGCAAGTTTAAATACAGCTGCAACGACTAAGTGATGGAACTTTATAGGAATTATATAAAGGTGCGATAGTCTGATCTCATACTATAACTTAATAATGAAATATGAGAATCGTGGTCGAGTGTAAAGACACTCTTGGAAGAACCACGATTTTTTATTTTAATAATACATTTATTAGGAGACATTATTTGGTCTCTTTTTTAATAAGGAGAGATTAAATGATTGGTATATATATGATAAAGAATATTGTAAATAATAAAATATATATTGGTCAGTCTTCTGATATTCAATTAAGATGGACTCAACATAAACGTGATTTAAATAATGGAATTCATCATAATTGTCATTTACAAAGTTCATGGCAAAAATATGGAGAACATTGTTTTGAGTTTATAATTATTGAAGAATGTTTGTTAGAAAAACTTGATGAAAGAGAAATATATTGGATAAATTATTATGATTCATATAATAACGGATATAATTTAGATATGGGTGGCAAAGGATGTAGAGGATATAAGCATACTGAAGAAGAACTATATAAAATGAGAGAAATACAACATCCTAAACATGTTATACAATGCGATAGAAATGGTAATTATATTAAAGAGTGGCAAAGTATTGCACAAATATCTAAAACGTTAGGATATAGTAAGCGCAATATAGAAGCTTGTTGTAATAAAATAAAGAATCATAAGACTTCTTATGGATTTCTTTGGTTTTATAAGGATAATTATGAATCAAATAATATTGATTGGAATTATTATTTATCTTCAAAAAAACAGCCTAGTGATAAATGGGTTTCTGTTAAGGTAATTGATATCATTAACAATATAGAATATATATTTTCATCAAAACAAGAAACTTGTAAACAGTTAAATATTGGTCGTTCTACTTTTGAAAGTTGTTTAAAGGGAAAAGGACAATTAATAACTAAATATAAAATGTATTTATTAAAATAAAAATAACAATAATGACGTTTGCTGTATGGCGAGTTATGCTTTAATGGAAGAACGTAGAAAAGCAATTTTAAAAAAACCTAAACCTGATAATTCAAATTTATTAGATCTTTTAACTTTTCGTCCAGCCCGTACAAAGGTTGGACTTTTTTAATATAAAGGAGGAAGTGCCGGATGGCAGAGAATGTTAAAAGTGCAACTGGCACTAAAACTGCGGCAGAATTACAAGAGATGTTTGCCACAAAAAATCAGATTAACTACGCCAAGGCTGAAGAAGCTTTGCGCAGATGGCATGATCCAAAAAAAACATATAATAAGACTACGGGTATTTTTAGTAAAGAAACGCTTAGGTCTTATTTACAAAACATTGGTGCTAATGAAAAGAATTTAAGAAATCTTTCTTGGTATTTATATTATAGAGCACAGATTTATAATCGTCTCGTCCAATTTAATTCTAACATGTTTTGTTTAGATTGCCGTTCTGTAATACCTCAGTATGATTTGGTTAAGAGTGGAGACGCAACTAAAATGCTTAAGTCTTTTCAAGACACTCTTGATGTTTTAGACAATATGCATTTACAGGGTGAATTTTATAATGTTTATGTAAATTGTTTTATACAAGACGTATTTTACGGTGTTGTCTTTTATGATGATACTGGAATATTTATTTATAATTTCCCCGCAGATTATGCAAGAATTGCTGGTAAATATATGACCGGTGATTTTGCATACGAAATAGATTGTTCATATTTTAAAAGATATCCTGAACTTCTTGATTATTTCCCAGAACCATTTAAAACCTTATCTGATCAATCTGAACATGACGGAATTCGTTGGCAAGTAATGCCACAAGAATATGCTTTATGTTTGAAATATAGGTCTGAAGATGTTGAGACCGTTATACCTCCGTTTGTTCCAATATTTAACGCTATTATTAATTTGGCAGACTTGGAAGACGTTCAAGCTATTGCAGATGCTCAAGCTATTTATAAATTAATTTGGATGGAGCTTGAAACAATTCAAGGTAGTAAAAATATAGATGACTGGAAAAACGATCCTAATTTAGTTTCAAATTATTTTAATAGAATGATTAATGAAAAGTTGCCAGATTATATATCAGCTGCTTTGGTTCCGGGAAAATTAAATGAGATTTCTTTTCCCAAAGATCAGGCTAATGATACTAATAAAGTTGCAAAGGCTACCGAAACGGTTTTAAATACTGCTGGCGGAGCAGAAATATTAAATGGTGCAACTATTAATAATACATACGCTTTTAAAATGGCAATGATTGCAAATACAGAATATGCTATTTCAAGTCTGCTTCCACAAACACAGGGATTTATAAATCGCTTCTTACAGAATCAGTTAAAAAATAATGCATGTAAAGTGAAATTTTTCCCGGTGTCTGTATATACAAAAGACGATTATAAAGAACAACTTTTAAGTTCTGCTCAGAATAGTTTGCCAACTATTCTTGCATATAATACATTTAATGGATTTAGTGAGAAGGATACGTTGGCATTAAACTTCTTAGAACAAGATGTTTTAGGTTTAAGTACAAAACTTCGTCCATTAAATACTTCTTATACGCAGAGTGGAGACGATTATACAGATGAGGTAGGTCAGGGAGCGCCGACAAAGGACGAGGGTGATCTCTCTGATAGTGGGGAAAGATCAAGAGCTAAGTCTGGAGGATAATTATGAATTTCATAAAGACTAGTGATGAAGAAACTTATAAAAAATTATTAAACCTTGGCTTTACCTATCTTCATAAAGAAGATAATTTTTATTGCTTTATTAATAATGGTAAACAGGTTTTTGATAATAAAGATGTAATATTAACAAATACAATTTGTATGTAGGAAAGGAAGCAAATGAGAAAACGTTTAATGACGTTAGCTGATTTGTACGAATATTATTCCTCTCAAAATGTTAATCAGACATTTAGTTGCAAAGGAAATCAAGATGAAGAGATTATAGTACAAGTTGATGGTACTATGAAGTTTTCAAAAGAAAGTGCCACTGAGGGTTTATATCCTGCAAGAGTACAGCTCAATTTTGTCGGAGATAATCTTAATGGTTCAAGAATAGAAATGAAATCTCAAAAGAACGCTCTTTCATCTTCTAAATTTAGACCTTTGCTAGCATATATACATGAAGTTGATGGGCAACCACAATTCTATGGACACAATATGCATAAAGACGATGAGGGAAATATCGTATATGATGAGGTTCCTGTTGGTGTAATTACTGAGGAAGCTCATATTGAGCATGATGATGAATATGATAAAGATTATGCGGTGGCTGATGCTTATGTATGGGAAGCTTATTCTCGTGCTCCAGAAATATTAGAACGTGATAACGGGTGCGATTGTTCTGTCGAGCTTTGTATCAGAGAAATGTCATATTCAGCATCGGATAAAATACTTGTGCTTGATGATTTTTATTATTCAGGCTGTACAATGCTTGGCATGGATGATGAAGGTAAAAAGGTAGATCCTGCTATGCCTGGTTCTAATGTTACATTAAAGGATTTCAGTGCAAAGAACACTGATTATTCTAATGAAAAAGTAATTGAATCATTAGACGAGATAAAACAAATTCTCTCTAATTTCAATATACAAAATTTAAAGGAAGGAGGAAAACCAGTGAAGTTCGAGGAATTGCTTGAAAAGTATGGCAAGACTGTTGAAGATATAACTTTTGATTATGAAGCTATGTCAGATGAAGAACTTGAAGTTGCATTCGCTGAAGACGAAGGTGAACAAGGTGATGAGGCTCAAGGCGAAGCTCCTGCTTCCGAAGAAAATTCAGAGACTGATCCTGAACCTACGGAAGATGAAAATGCAGGAGGTGAGCAAACTGTTGAAAATTCAATAGATAAGTATTCTCTGAAGTTTTCATTAAATCATGGTGAAGAGATAAAAGAATTCTCTGTTAGTCTTTCTGAAAAGATTTATGCTATGTGGTCATTAGTTAATGAAACTTATGGCGAACTTGATGGTGACTATTATGACGTAGACGTATTTGAAGAAGATAAATACGTTGATATGCATGGTTGGTTTACCGGAAAGAGTTATAGACAACAGTTTAAGACTAAGAAAGACAATTATCAATTAGTTGGTGATAGGGTTCAAGTATTTGCTAAATATCTTACTGAGGATGAGATTAATCAGCTTGAAAGTATAAAGGCTAATTATTCCGTTCTCGAAGACAAAGTTAATAAGTATGAATCTGAGCCAGCTAAACTTGAATTGCTTAATTCTGCTGATTATTCTCAGATTGCAGAAACTGAAGAGTATAAGAAACTAATGGAAAGAGATACTTATTTTGATATGAGTATTGAGGACATTACTGCTAAAGCCGATGCTCTTCTGCTTCAATATGCAAAGAATAATAAGTTAGAATTTTCTGCTCAGCCTGAAAATAAAAATTTCGAGGTTCAGCATGTAGTATCTGGAAAGAAGAAACCTAGCAGATACGGAAATTTATTTCATAAATAATAGATAAATATATAAATATTTATCGTTTAAATATTAAAAACACTAAGACTACTTCGGTAGTCTTTTATTATTTTAAGGAGGAAAAAATGGTTTTAGATTATACCATAACTCAACATGCCGAGGCTTATCCTTCAAAAGTTCTCGCCGCAGAGGGTGGCAAACATATTTATAATATTTTGCTTACTAATGCTTGTGATAATGGTAACTTTATCGCAAGAGACGCTTGGCTTTCACTTGATCTTTATTCAGAGAAGGCTGCAACTACTTTTACAGGCGTAGTTAGAGAGAAGGCTGCAAACGGTAATTATTATGTAGAAGTTGTTACACCTGGTGATGCTTTATTCGTATGCATGGTTGACGACCACGCTGAAGAGTGGACAAATACTTGGAAGAATGCTCGTCCTTATAACGCAGCTGGTTCTGTAGTTCGTGCTTACCAACTTGCGATTGGGGATATTCTTGAGATATCTGTAGAAGGCTTCACAGCAGAGCCTACGGTTGGTGATTCTGTTGGACTTAATGGAAAGAAATTAGCAAAGGCTTAAGAAAGGGGAGAATGAATAATGAATGAAAATATTAAGACATTGATGTTCGACCTTTCTGAGGGTCGTGAAATTTTTGATGCAGAACAGGATCGTGTTGTTTCTAACAAGGAAGCAAACGACGTTCTTGTAAAGTTCTGCTGCAATGAACTCGGACTGAATGAGCATTCTACAAATCGTGATATGAAGAGAGCACTTCAGTCTCAGAAGGGCATCGAATTGATGCAGGTAATCGAGGAAGTAGTTGATTACAAGATTAAGACTGGTTGGCAGGAGAATGAGTTCTTCAATCAGTTTGTTGAGTCTAGAAATCTTGCCGATGGCGACAAGAATGAGTTCTGGGTAGACAAGGATGTTATTCTTACGGTTGCTCGTGTAGCTGGCGATCATCATGATTTTAATACTGTTAGAATCCGTGTAGCGTAAGTTGCATGAAAAAATACGCATTGAATTGCTGGAAAACCCTAAAGACAGTAAAACTACAGCATAGAGATGAAATATGCTCAAGTGCGAATGTTGCGAAAGCAGAAAAAATTTACTGTATAGCACAAGGTTAAATCCTAAATGCTTTATAATGGGCAATCAGCCTCTAAGCCCCGAATAGGGGAAAGACCAACGACTATCCCTTGGTCATAGAAATGTGACAACAGGAGTACGGCTCAAGTTATTGGAGTGGGTGAAAATCCCTTAAATGGAAGTGGTGCGCATCCTATATAGGATGATGATATAGTCTGTTCACATATGAAAGTATGTGGAGTTTATTACTCAACGGGGAGTAGCGTCCCTTATATTATTTCCCGAAAAAAGAAAGATAAAATATGAATAAAATATCTGGAATATATTGTATTGAAAATATTATTAATCATAAAAAATATATTGGTCAGTCTGTAGATATTTATAATCGATGGCGTAAACATAAAAATGAATTATTACATAATCATCATGACAATGATTATCTACAGAAATCGTTTAATAAATATGGTTTAGATAGTTTTAATTTTTATATTTTAGAAGAATGTTCTCCAGAAAATCTTGATGATCGTGAAATATATTATATAAATTATTATCAAACGTTAGATGATAATTATGGATATAATTTAAAAGCTGATGGTCAAGATGGCGCAGTTAGTAAATACGGAGAAATAAAGAAAAGTAATTCTTTAAAAAATACATACCGAAATACAAACTTAAAAGAAATTCGTAGACAAGACGCTTTAAAACAATGGAGTAATCCAGAAATTAAAGCAAAGCATTGTGGTGAAAATAATGGTATGTATGGTAAAACACATTCTTCTGAAACTAGAGAAAAAATATCTAAATCTCAGAAAGGCAGGGTTTCTCCCAAGAGAAATACTACTCCTGTTTTATGTGTAGAATTAAATAAAATATATAGTTGTGCTGCTGAAGCAATGAAACAATTAAATATTACTACTAAAATATTAGAAGTATGTAAAGGAAATAGAGCAACTGCTGGTGGTTATCATTGGCAGTTTTATTATGGGGAAATAATTAGTTAAACAATTAAGAACAGTACAGAGACTTGCTGCTGGATCAAGCACATCTCTTCCTATGAGCGTATTTGCTGTTAAGGTTGGTGCGTTTATTAGAGATTTCCTGCTTGGCAGAAAAGATTGGTCTAAGTTTACAGACGCTGTAGCAAATGCATATATTAAGAAGATTCAGGATGAGCTTTATACAGAGTTCATGGCTGCAAGTCAGCAGATTCCTGCAACTTCTCAGTTTAATAAAACTGGTGCTCTTAGCGCAGCAACAAAGGGTGTATTTGATACTCTTATTGAAGATGTATCTATGACAAACGACAACGTTCCTGTAGTAATCATGGGAACAAAGACGGCTCTTAAGAAGCTCAATAATCTTGTAGAGTACGGAAATGCTGTTACATGGACAGCTGAGTCACAGAAAGAGTCTATTGCTCACACTGGTATGATAGGTGATTATGAAGGAACAGCTCTTATGGAGATTCCTCAGAGATTTGCTAATAACGATATAGCTACAAAGCTCGTTGATAATGGCAAACTTCTTATTATGCCTCTTGTAGAGACAAAGCCTGTTAAATTTGTTGATGGCGGTGAGACTGAAGTAACAGTTGATCAGATTGCACAGACAACGGATGACAGACAGACATATGAAGTAACCAGACGTATGGGTATTGGTACATATATTACTAATTACTTCGGCGTATGGAATATTTCTACAACGACTCTGTAATTTGAATATTGATAACTACGAGGGTGGCGTTTGCCGCCCTCTTATGATGAAAAGGAGATAAAAATGGCACGTACTAAAAAGAGTGAAACTCCGGTTGAAGAAAATGTAATTGTTGAAAAAACAGTAACTCCAAAGGTTCAGCCGAAAGCTAAAAAGAAGTTTGATGCTCACGATCTAATTAATTGTCGTTCTATTACTTGTGGAACACTTTTATTAGAGGGTGGTAAGAGCGGTCTTATATATAGATGGGGAGACATAGATGAAGAATATGAAGTTGAATATCAGGATTTAATCTATGATGTTCATTCTACTGGTTCTTTTGCAAAGTATCCTCGTTTTATAGTATTGGACGAAGATTTTGTTGAACAGAATGGTTTGAATGAAATTTACGAAAGACTATTTAGTCAAGGAGATTTAAAAGATATTCTTTTAAATGTTCCTCAGGATCAGCTTGAGGCAGCAATTGCTAAACTTCCTAAAGGAGCACAGGAATCTATTAAGATTATGGCTTCTACGATGATTAGCAATGGCCAGCTTGACAGCGTAAAGAAAATTCAGATTCTTGACAAAATATTCGGAACTCAAATGCTTCTTCATTTAGCAACTAATTAAGAAATCTAGGAGGTGCAGATGACCTCGTTAAGTTATGATGAAGTTTTTGATGGCTTTTTGGGGCGAGTAGCTGACTTTGATTTCTCAACTATGGATGAGAGTACGGCTAATTATCTGATGGCAGAATATCTCCAAAAAGTAGTATCTCGTCCATATATACGTAGATTGTTTAAAAGTATTAATGCTGATAAAGAAATTCATTTAATTGAATTTGAAATGACCGACGTAGTGGACGAAGATTCGGATTTGGAATTTGTTAAAACGATTTTATCTAAAGGTATGGTAGTTGAGTGGTTGGAACCTCAAGTAAGGACAAAAGTTAATATAGCACAGTTCTTTGGCGGTAAAGAACAAAAATATTATTCGCAATCGAATCATATTTCCGAACTTCGAGGTCTTCTTGAAGATACCGAAAAAGAACTTAAGTCTGAAATTAGAGATAGGGGTTATATTTACAATCCTTATTTAGGTAATACTAAATGATCCAATATAAATACGGTGAGTTTGATCCAACTCAAATTGCCGTAACCAAGGATAAGATTCGTAAACAAATTTTTCATTTATTACTCTATGTAGACCCGAATACAAAAGACCAATATCCTGATATAGATGTTGATAGAGCTTTTACGAGTTTACTGAAAAAGTTAGGCGGATTAAATTCCTTACTAGATTATCCGCCTGAAATAGTGGCAATAACAACGTTGTTAGAAGCTGCTTTAATGGAATACAATTCTTCTGATTTTAAATTTTCTATTTATAGAAAACTCGTGCTTGATGCAGGAGCAGAAGTATTGAATATTAAGGAGGTGTGATATGCCCTTCTTAAATATGTATCAAAATATTCATAAAGGAACTATTGGTCAGGAACATAAAAGAGTTTCTGATAAAATTATGGATACAACTTGGTGGAATGATATTAATAGTCGTGTGGCTTATTTGTACGATTTTTATCATGATGATCATAAAACACAGTTGAATGATTTGTATCCTGAGAGAGATCCAAAGAAAGTTCCAATAGATATTAAGTTTTTACAGAATAGTATGCAGTCATATGCATCTGATGCTGTAACGTTTCATTTACAATTACGCCCCGGTCAGCAATGTAATGTTGATTATTATGATGAATTTTTTGGAAATCGTTATAATTCAGTGTTTCCTATTGGATTATATGTAGATATTCCTGATGAACAAGGTAAATATAATCGGTGGCTAATTGTAGATAAGGCAAATTATAATGTTACACAATTCCCTACATTTGAAATATTACGTTGTGATTATGTTCTTCAGTATATAATTGAGCAAACCAAATATCAAATTGCTGGTGTGTTAAGAAGTCAAAATTCCTACAACAGCGGAATATGGACTGACGAGAAGACAACTAGCCCAGAGGATTTTAATTTAATTATGGTTCTCTTTAAATCCCTTTAATTGCTGGAACACCCTTAGAGCCTTAATACCAAAACAGAAGAATGAAATATGTCTAAATGGAAATGGTTTAAAAAGTTTAAGGATTGGGCGATCAGCAGCTAAGATTCGAATAGAATAAAGTTCATCGACTAGTTTTATACGTAAAGCAAGTGCTTGAAATGGGGGACATCTTAAAGATGAAGATATAGTCAAAACTTATAGGAAACTATAAGAAAAATTATTTATAACAAAATTGATATTAAAGACAGGACAAGGAGTAGCTACCCTTTCTCGTAGCCTTAAATGCGAGAATTACTGTCTTTTTTATATTACAATTTTTTAAGGAGAATTGTTATGAGTAAAAAAGTTATATTCAATAATCAAGATATAGAAAACATTAAAAAATTATATTATGAACAAAAAATATCATTAGATGGTTTAAGTGAAATTTATGGTTGTTCTCGTACTGCTATTAGAAATTTGTTTATTAAATTAAATTTAGATAGACGCTCTAAAACAGAACAATTTATAAAATATTCAGTTAATGAACATTTTTTTGATAATATTGATACCGCAGACAAGGCTTATTGTTTAGGATTATGGTATGCCGACGGTTGCAATCGTATTGAACGTGGAGACATTAATATTCAATTACAGATTGATGATTATAGTGTTTTAGATAGTATTAATAATTTAATTGAAAACACTAGACCTATTAAAATTTATAATGTTACAAATAAAAAGAATCATACAAAAAATTATTGTGAATTATTAATTCATAGTAGATATATGTGTGAACAGATGAATAATTATAATTTTATTCCTAGAAAAAGTCTAACTTTAGATTTTCCTTATTGGATGCCTCAAGATTTAATTCCGTTTATGTTAAGAGGATATATAGACGGAGACGGATGGGTGCAAAAATATAGAATTGGATTTATGAGTACAGATAAATTTTGTTTAGGCGTTAAACAATATTTTGATTCATTAGGTCTTGAATGTCATATTAGAGATATAAAAGGTCATTACAATGAACATACTAAAACTTTTGATATTAATGGTAGAAAAAATATAATTCCACTTGTTGAAAAGATGTTTTCTGATGGAACGATTTTTATGGATCGTAAAGTAAAAAGATATATTGAATATGGTTTTTTAGATGTTACAAATAATTCTTTAATAGCTTAACGAACTATTAAAGTAATGTAATTGCAACAGAAGTTTGCTCTTCCTCTTAATAGAGATACTGAAAAAATATACTATGATCAGAGAATGATTATTGATAGCAAGATTCTTACAGAACCTAGAACATGGAGAATAACGAAGATTAATCGTATTTCTCCTACTGGAGTTCTTCGTGCAACTCTTGCTCAAGATGAATTTAATGAGAATAGAGATTATATTGAATTGAACGAACAAGGCAATGTAATTGGAATGTGGGCGAGTTATTATGACACAAATACTCCGCTTGTTGATTTCAACGAGCCAGAACCTCAAACGGAATTAAATGTAAGAATTACTTATGCTGGAGTTAAACCAGAAATTAAGATTGGAGGTTCTTATAAGACATTTACGGCAAAGTTATATAATGGCGAAACCGAGATTCCGATTGAGCAGCCGGGAACATGGAGGTTTACTATTGGCAATGAAATTGCTGATAGTCTTGTAACTACAATAGACGATGGTTCCGGCAAGATAAAAGTTAAATTTAATGGTGATTTGTCGTATATTGGCAAAGTGTTGACCATTGAATATACGTCATATAATGATATATCTGCGTCTATTGAAGTAGACATTAGACGATTGTAAGGAGGTTATGTATGGAATGGACACAGGAAGATGTAGCTGAATTACAAAAGTTTACGACTACTATAGATAGCGATGATATAAAAGTAAAAGAACAAATAAAGCAGATGCTTTTAAATAATCGTTTTATCATTCATGTATTAAATAATAAAGAACTTGAGGAAGCCGAAGCAGAGCCTGATGAATATTACAATGTGAATATTCTTCCATATTATTTGTTGGCTCCAACTCAAACCAATGTAAAGAATTTCATTTGTTTTGAAGTTATTTATGATGAACTTATGAGATATAACTCGACTGTTAAAAGGTTGAATATTATATTCCATATTCTTTGTCATCATGACAGTATAACAGATGAAGATACCGGAATTGCAAGACATGATTTGCTTGCAGCCCTAATACAACATGATTTTAACTTTACAAATACGATGGGTAGAAAATTGAAGTTGGTTGCAGACCAGTCTAGACCAGTTGATAATATGTTTGTTTCTCGTACTCTTACCTTCGAACAAATAACTGATAATAACCTTGTTAAAACATATAACGACAATCCTAGATTGTCTAATAAAGTTTAATGGCTAGAGAAATTGTTGATGGTAAGAAAATCGAGTTAAAACGCAAATTTAGATATCCAAAGTTGGAGTTTGACAGGCTTCAGATGTATTTTGGAAAGCCATATGTCGTTGACCTTGAAGGTGTTAATGGTTCTGTAACTATTAAGATGCCCACTGTTGGAAATGTGATGATGTATGGAGAAAAAGCATTTAATGAAACATTAAGTGTATTTGTTACAAATACAACGTCTTACCGTTTGGCTCTTTGGGACGGCGGCATAGACTGGAATGAGATAAGCGATTTTGAATTGTTCTGTATGTTATATTCAAGACTAGATAAAGGTGCTGTTAATTTGATGTTTGATGGTTTAGATTTCTCGAAATTTGAATTAAGTAAAACAGAAAAAGACGGCGTTGAACAGATAGTCTTATATGACAAAGAGGATGATATAGAAATAAACGAGGATGTCTATCAATATATACATCAATATTTACAAGAAGTATTTAATATATTTCCCGTAGAAAAAATTACTCATAGTAAAACTATGAAAGAAATGTATATTAAAAAAGATAGAGCTGAGTTTGAGCGTACTAAAGATGAATCTAAAGGCTCTTCAATTCAAGCGTTAATATCTTCGTGTGTTAATCATCCGGGATTTAAATATAAACTAAATGAGTTAACAGAACTTGGAATGTGTGAATTTTATGATAGCGTGAAGAGGCTTCAGATTTATGAATCTTCTACTGCTCTTATGAAAGGAATGTATTCTGGATTTGTTGATTCAAG